GCATGGCTGCAATTCTACGAAATTTCATATCTGCGCCTCTTTCAATACAAATAGCTTGATGATCTGAAATTTCTTTTTGACTTGGACTAAAAAGAACTAGTTTTTTATTGTATTTCTCAGCTAAATACGCTAATGAAATTCCAGCAAAACCGTATCTTGGCTGTACATAAACTAAAGTATCTGATGGACAACTCTGAACTAAAATATCACCAAAGCGACACTTAGAACCAAAGCCCATTAAATCTTCTCTAACTACATTAAAGCCATTGTGTTCTTTTACAATAGGTGCTGGAAATGGATCTTGCCAATCTCCTGCTAATTCCAACCAAGCATCTCTATTTGGGTAAGCTAAATTTAAGTCTTGATTAAAACTACTTTTTGTATGATTATTGTGTGACATTTAATCTTTTTTAAGTTTACAATTGTCAAAATGCCATCTTTTGGCATTTGCGGGTTTACCTATAAATTCACAATGAGGGCATTGTATATTTTTTCTTTTATTAAAACTTTCTATCATATTAGCTATATGCGATTCGCTCTTTGGACCTTTTTTGTTAGAAGAATCTTTATTAGGTTTTCTAAGTTTATTTAGGTGATCTTGTGTAAAAATTCTATCTTTTAATGCATCGGATTGTTTTCTTTTAGTTTCATCGCTGTGTTTTTTACCTTTCATTCCACTGGAACCGCCTAAATGATGTTGTCTAATTTTTTCTCTAACTTCATCTGTAAATATTACTTCAGCTCCTCTTGCATTATTATAAAATTCACTTGATTTTAAATCTATTTCTTTTAATATTTTCTGTTCTATTGATAAACAAGCGTCTGATGTTCCTTCGGCTAATATTCTTCTTTGCCATTTCATGTTTGGATTTTTAAAATCTTCCCAAAATACAGAACTAGAAGATGAACAAATATATCCATCGTCTTTAGAACCTTTATGATAACCAATGTATTTTTTATTATTGGTTAAATTTATCCATTCATATACAAATGCTTCCATAATTATTAAAATTGTTTATTCTATATATCTATTTTTTATGTAGAAAAAACATGTTTTATTAAATAATAATATCTGGATAGCTGGGTCTCCAGAGATGTTGTGTTGTTGAGGCATTAAGAATGATATTTCCTTCCGGGTGTTTAGCTAGATTAAAATCAGCTGGAAATATCCACGTATATGGAATTCTTTTTGTCGGAGATTTAACACCATGCGAAATTGCAATATGTTTATACATGAAGCACGCTTTATCTTCTACGTTTAACCACTTCTGGCTTGTCATTGGATTCTTAGGATGATTAACTAAAGTTTCCATTTGTTCTAACCACAACTCAGCATATTTATTCTCGGCAATAAATTCACCATTTTTACCAATAGTGTACTTAACTTTACCATTGACATTGGGTCCACTAAAAATTTGTTGCATGCCGTCAAAGTGTCCTGTTCCGCCGTATAAAGGTGTTTCTGGATCTATTAAATGTGGATATGCCATGGCTAAATATCTAGCTGCATTTTTACATGGATATAAAGGACTTCTAAAGTTTTGATCCTCTTTAAAATACTTCTCCATGATTTTAGCAAACTCCATCATTGTATAAGGTCTGTCTAAATTCTCTAGAACGTGTGACATTTTTTTTGCCGCTCTTTTTGGACCCCATAGAAGCCACTCCTTAACATCTGTGCCCTTTGGATAGTATATCTGAAACAAATCATTGCGTGCATGTCTGTTATCTTTAAAATGCTTCTTAAGAGCTTCTTCGCCATCATTGATTAACATTGTTAAAGTTCCCCAATGCTCATTAGTAAATGAAAACACCAAAGTATACCAAAGTCTTTTCATTGGATCAGTCACATCTTTCATTAAATCGCAAAAAGGATGTTCATGCCAGTGTAATCTGTGTGAAAATATCTGATAATCTTCAGCTAATAATTTGTCTTGTCTTTTATCAAAGGCTTCACAAAACTCAAAGAATTTATCGAAACGTTCTTCTTGAGTCCAATCTTTCATCCAAGATTCAATAGGCTTGCCATTTTTCATTTTAACATCAGCCGTATTTGGATATTCAATGTTTGTATAATGAACACCTTCGTCTTCAAACAAAGATTCTGCATGCTGATATTTCTTTTTTGCTTTTGGTAATTCGCAAGCATCTGGTCTTATAAAATCTTCTGCTAATAGAGTATTCATTATTTGTATATTTTTTTAACCATTTCTTTATATTGATCTACTGTTAGACCAGCTTCTACTAAAATTTTATCATCTGATGGGTGACTAGTCATTCCATTAAACGTCTTAACTATACCTAAATCTAACATGGCTTTTTGTCTACCAAATGGATGGTCTTTTATTACGCTGCTATTCCAGACTGTGTCCATGTCTACGTGGTTGTAATCTTTTCCTGGTCTTAAGTAGTTTTCGATCCATCTGATATAATCACAGGCCACATCTTCTGCGTTATATGGCAGCGATCCTGTATCATTATAGATCTTAGTCATAACTGCGTCTAAGAATTCTTCTCCTTTTTTATTACCTTTGCCACTTTCAGGATCTGCTAAATAACCAATACATTCTACTGCGTTTGTTCCGTAATAAAACATAGATTCTCTAACAACATATTCTGGGTACCAATCTGCGATGTCTGCAATAACTGCAGCATATTGAAATCTATAAGCTCTTAAACCATTATCATAGTTCCATTTAAAAAGCCATTCACCTAATTCTCTAAGTTGTTTCTTTTCTCCAGTTGTTAAATATGTTGCTAATTCTCTAGCTAATCTTGGCGCAAATTCGCAAAGATAATAATCTCCACCTCTTTTGTAAGTGTATTTTACTTCATTAGAAAAGCCTGTCATACCGACAAACAAATCTTCTGAATTAGTTTGATTTTCTGGTGGCTTTGGAAAGGCTGGAAATTGATAACCAACTGAAGTATAAAATGGATATTGGTGTGATTTAATCACTTCGCACATATCTTCTATCGTATCACATTCATGTAAATGAAATAAGATTGTGTTGTGATAACCAGAAGGTTTAGTTGCATAATTAATGCCAGAACCTGTAACTCTGTGTAGAATAAAAAGATAAAGCCATTCTTCTAATCCAAATATTTTCTGCTTTCCTGTCCAGTTTTTAGCAACTTCTTCTCGTTGTGTTGTGTAAATGCCATTTTTCATTTTATCCCAATAAGGATGCTCTGGTGTCCAACCATAAAAAATATCGTTTACGATTTGAGAAAAACCTGCATATTTTCTTTCAACAACATCATAAAGTTCTATGTGCTCCATTAAAGAATCGCCCATATTACTTTCCATATATCCAACTGTTCCTAAATTACAAAGATCTTGCTGCTTTTGTGCAAGATCAAAGTATCTTATAAACTCGTCGTAATATCTTGTAGTTTGAATTTTCATTATGCGTTATGCTTTTCAAAAATATCGTAATAGTCTCCTTCAGCTTTTACACCGACAGTACGCTCTAATTCTTTATTTGATTCATCTACTAAAATAACAGTAGGCACGCTTCTAATTCCAAATTGTGCTGATAACTCTTCGTTCTCATCTACGTTAATTTTTTCAACAGTGTACTTTTGGCCAACCTTTTCCATAATTGGTCCTAACGTTCTACAAGGTCCACACCAAGGTGCAGAAAAATATAAATATTTCATAAATTTATGTTTGCGTCTTAAAATAAAGACATTGTTTTCTTTTCTAATCTTTTGTTTGGGCAATTTGCTGCCATGTCCCATCGATAATACTCTCTAGAAATATGAACAGATTTTGGTTGTTCCATCACATCAAATGTTAATTCACCTTTATCATTAAAATAAACATCCGAATGTTTGTAAACTTTCCAATTATTTCTTTTGCACATTTCATCAATATAGTTATTGATTTCTTTAGACAATTGAGTACGTTCTAACCAAGAGCCATAAAATGGAGTGTCTTTATAATAACCTGTTTTTGGTAAAACTCTTGATTCATTTTCGATTGGTAAAACATGGATCAATTCGATGTTACTAACTCCGTTTTCTTGTAATGATTTAAGTTGTTGCTCATAATTTTTCATCATGATTTCAACTGCATTTTTAGGATTAGCTTGTCTCATCAAGTGATGTCTAACATCAATATTACCCATATAACACGTTAGTGTTTTTATCCACGGATAAATGTAAGAATCTAATCCTCTTTTAAGAGCGCCGTGCATTGTTAAACCATCGTGTCTTTGACACATATAACCAGCTTGATACATTCCAAATGAGTGACTATCACCAAAACAAAGCTTGTCTGTTTTTTCAATATGATCTATTTTAGGAATGTCATTGGCACAAATACCTTTGATCAAATCAATATCTTGTTCTAAAGTCTTAAACAAATCTGTACCTGTTTTTAATCGTTGTTCAATTAAAGCGCCAATACATGGCATCTCATGATGTAAACTGTACATCTTAACTTTACTCTTAATGCGAATTATTTGATTGTATAAATCATCATTAGCTCCTCCAAAAATATTAAAGTTGCCTTTGAATTCCATACCATGATCGATTAAGATAATGTCATAGTTATTCCAATCAGTTTCGTTTGATGTGATAACATCTACGCTTTCAAATCCAGCATTTGTCAATTGATTGGCAATCATAAAACACCACGCAGATTTATGTGAACTAATCTTAGGGCTTAATTTACCAACAAGAGCTGAAATACCAATCTTAGCTGATTTGTCAGTAACGTAGTCTGTAAAATAACTAAACTCTTGATTATTCATTCGTAACTGGTTTTTCAGTGTCTTTATAACCGAATTTTTCAACATAATTATCTAGAGCACCTAAGTAAGCTACTGCATCTAATAAATTATCTTGTTTGTAGTTGTATGAGTGACGACTTAATTTTAATGCAACTAAAGCTGCATACATGTCACTACCAGAAAAATCTTTACCAGTCATACCACTGGCAATTTGTGCGGCTCTGCGCATACCTTCTTCAAATGGACCATATTGACGTTCTTTTTCTTCAGAGCGTTCATTAATAATCTTATTTGCTTGGTCTAATATGTTCATAGATTATGTTTTAGATATTATATTTATACGAATTAATTTGTTTCAGTTTTTGGCCAACCACCTAAAGGCATAATTTTACCATTGTCAATTGGGCCATTTTCATTTACCCAATCTTCTCTACCAGAGGCAACTCCCATAACTTTAATAAAGCCACATGTAAATGCTTTTACTTTATTTATGGCCATTTGAGCATCTTCAGCCATTACGCATGCAACAAAATCAGACTTATTGCTCCAGTTTGGAACTAATAACATTTCATCTTTGTAATGCAAATAATAAATTGTATATGGTTTCATTTTATTTCTTTTAATTATGTAGTAAATATACAAAAAAAATCTCAAATATAAAAATATTTTAGCAACTTTTTTAATAAATAGTTTGTCGAATAACCGACTTAAATAAACTATTGATAACCAATGGCTAAAGCTTCTTCTCCAAACGGTGGCGCTTTTCAAAAGACTAAAAAATCTGGTAAAGCATCAAAGAAACAATCTAACAACAAGCACTCTAAAAACTACAAGAA